TGAACAAGTCCAATCCTTTAATAAGTTAACTGATACAGGAGATGGACCTGCTATTAAGTTGGCTGTTCAAGGTATCTATTCACAATACAATAACGCTATGGGAATTGAACCAGACCTTTACTCAGGTCGTACTGCTGGTAATGGTGCTACACCATTTAGAACAACAGCAGAAGTTGTAACTGCTATGTCTGATCCTCGTTGGGAAAAAGATTCTGCTTACACAGAAAATGTTAAATCACGTTTAGCTGGTTCTAACGTATTCGGTAATTAAGGTTAGCTATGAAAAAAGGTCTTTACTACAACATCAACCAAAGAAAAAAGAAAGGCATTAGTCGTTCTAAAAAGAAAAGTACGATTAGTGATAAAGCTTATGCAAACATGAAAGCTGGCTTTCCTAAAAAGAAAAAAAGCAGAGACAGTTTAAAGATTGCGTAATAATGCTATATTTTAAATAGCTTACATTTTTCATGGCGAATAGGGTATCTCTACGGATAGAGCATAAAGATCCTACAGGGGGTCTTAATGCTAAAGGTAGAGCATACCTTAACGCTAAGACAGGTAGTAACTTGCAAGCACCTGTCACAAAAAAAAGTGGTCTTTCCCCTAGACAAAAAGCAAGAAGGAAATCTTTTTGTGCAAGAATGTCTAAGTCAAAAGGACCATTAAAGAAAGATGGCAAGCTAACTCGCAAAGCCCTTGCTTTACGCAAATGGAATTGTGGGTCAGTAAAAACTTAACAAAGTAGAAATCTAAATATCCTTGTGCCTGATGCGTCAGATACCACTTGTGAGAAAGGATTGAAGCAAAGTTAGTTTCTCAAATTTGTAAACATTAATCAAGGAGTTTTCGTATGGCTAACGCCACTACCTCTCGCCTTGGTCTGGTTAATAATTCTGGTACAGGCTTTGATGCTCTTTTTCTCCAAATTTTTTCGGGAGAAGTGCTAACAGCTTTTGCTAGAAATAACATTTTTAATGAACAACTCCATTCAGTTCGTACTATTACAAGTGGAAAATCAGCACAGTTTCCTGTTTTAGGAACTGCGACTGCTGCGTACCATACAGTAGGCAACCCACTCGTAGGAGCAAACCAGATCTTAGCGAATGAAAAGATTATCAACATAGATGATCTTCTAATTGCACAGAGTTTCATTGCTAACATTGATGAACTCAAGAATCATTATGACGTAAGGGCAACTTACGCTGATGAACTTGGTAAGGCTCTTGCCAGAACGTATGATCAAAACGTAGCCAAGCAAATAGCAAATGCTTCAAGAGCATCTACTACTCTTACAGGTGGTAATGGTGGTCTTGTATTAACACTTGCTAATGGTAATACTGCGTCAGCAAACGTTACTGGTGATGAGATAGCAGCAGCTATCTATGATATTGCACAGACATTTGACGAGAGAGACATCCCTCCAACAGATCGTTTCTGTGTACTACCACCTGCTGAGTACTACAAACTTGCTGAATCTGCTACTAGAACAGTTGACGTTGACTTTAACCCACAAGGTAATGGTTCGTTTGCTTCTGGTAAAATCCAACAAGTTGCTGGCATCCCTGTAATGATGTCTAATAACGTACCTCAAGCAAACGTAGGATCTAACCCAAGTGGTGCTAATAACACTTACTCAGGTGACGATAGTAAAACTATTGGTCTTGTCTTCCACAAGTCTGCTGTTGGTACAGTTAAGCTAATGGATATGACAACTGAGATCTCTGGTTCTGACTACGGAATTATGTATCAAGGTACATTAATGGTTGCTAAGTATGCTCTTGGTCATGGAATCTTAAGACCAGAATGTGCAGCTACTATTAAGTTATCTGCTTCTTAATTTCAATTTATAGGGTATCTTATTATTAGATACCCTTTTTTTTATTATCATGCCACAAGGAAAAGCTTACAATATTAAAAAGAAAAAGAAAGGTGGGAGAGACTCACTTAAAATTAAAAAGAAAGGTTATTAATTATGGGATTATTTGGTAAAAAGAAAAAAGGTATTCTTGGATTAGAGGGTCAAGCTTATCTTGATGCCTATAATAAAAAGATGACCGATACAGGAAAAAGTACTCTTGCTGAAAAAGCTAGATTTTATAAAGAGACACAAAAAGTTAAAGCACAAAAAATTAAAAAGAAAGGGTCCTAATGGCTGTAGCTGAAACCACAGAACTTGAATGTATCAACATTATGTTGGCTGCTATAGGAGAAGCACCTATAAACAGTCTTCTCGGTACTCTTCCTGTTGATGCTCGTATTGCTCAATCCACTCTTACTGAAGTAAACAAAAGTGTTCAATCAGAAGGCTGGTCTTTTAATACTGAAACAGATGTAACTCTTACTAGAGATGGATCTAATCATGTCAATCTACCTGCTGATGTATTAAGAGTAGATGCTAATATTCATCAACACCCGACCATAGATCCTATACAACGTGGTTTAAAATTATATGACAGACAAAATAATAAGTATGAATTTGATGAAGACTTAATTTGTACTGTTGTTTATTTTAGAGATTTTAATGAGATACCAGAACCAGCTAGATACTATATGAATATTAAAGCTGCAAGAATATTTGTTGATAGACTTGTAAGTGACCAAGGATTAAGAACTTATACACAAGAAGATGAAGTAAGAGCTAGATCAATTTTAATGGAAACAGATTTAGCAAATGGAGATCACAATATGCTACGAGGAGATCCTTCTCTTACAAATGTTTTTGATACCTACAATCCTTCTAGTGCTTTAATTAGATAATTATGAGTGTTATTTCAAGATCTATACCTACATTACTAAGAGGTATATCGCAGTCTTCTGATGCCTTGAAGCAAGCAGACCACGCTGATATACAAGACAATGCTGATAGCAACCCTGTTCTTGGTCTTACAAAAAGGTCAGGATCTCATTTCTTAGCTACAGTTGGTAGTTCTACTCTTGGTAATGTTCATATACAAACTATAAATAGAGATGCTACTGAACAGTATGTAGCAATATTTAGTAATGGTGATGTACAGGTTTATGAATTAGATGGAACACCATTAACTGTACATAAACCTGATGGTACTGCTTACCTAAATACATCAGATCCTAGAAGTGTAATAAAGACAGTAACTATTGCTGACTTTACTTTTGTTGTTAATACAAGTATTCCAACAGCAATGGATTCTGCCTTATCAAATAGTGCTAGTAATATAACTCAAGCGATAGTCTTTATAACTCAAGCAACAGCTAAAACAACTTACTCTGTGACTGTAGATGGAGTGACAGTTACTGATAATACAGATGGTAATGATCCTCTTTCAACTGATACTGTAGCTTCTGATCTTGCTGCTGGATTAAATTCTGGTCTTACAGGTTTTACGATTGCTAGGAATGGTCCTGTAATTCATATAAAGAAAACTGATGGTAGTGATTTTTCTATAGATGGTACTGATACTCAAGGTAATACCAAGATGACAGTAATAAAAAATTCAGTACAGCAATTTACTGATCTACCAAATGTGTCACCTAATGGATATGTAGTAGAAATTACAGGTGATGAAGGTACAAACTTTGATAACTATTACGTTAAATTTACAACTAATAATGGTAATGCTTTAGAAGAAGGGCAATGGCAAGAAACAGTAGAAGCTGGCATATCTTTTAAGTTTGATTATGCAACCATGCCCCATGTTTTAATACGTCAGGCAGATGGTAATTTTAGATTTGCAAGAGTAGATGGTGATAGTTATAACGTAACTGTAAATGGTGTTACAACTTCTTATACGTTACCTAAATGGGGTGAACGTATTGTTGGTGATTTAGTATCTTCACCAAACCCTTCTTTTATTGGTAATAAAATCAATAACGTATTCTTTTTTAGAAATAGACTTGGATTTTTAGCAGCAGACAATGTAATACTTTCAACAGTATCAGATTTCTTTAACTTCTTTTCTGAAACAGTTATATCAGTTTTAGATACTGAACCCATAGATGTAGCTGCTTCTCATACTAAAGTTGCGATCTTAAAACACGCAGTAACTATGGGAGAAAAGTTAATATTATTTTCAGAACAAACGCAATTTGTACTATCAAGTTCAGCAGATAACCTTACACCTTCAACAGCTAACGTACTTGTACAAACTGAGTTTGAAAGTAACGCAGCAGCACAACCTGTAGGTTCTGGTTCTTCTATTTATTTCTTAACTAAGAAAGGTTCTTTCGCTGGTATAAGAGAATATATTATTGCAGGTAATCAACAGATCCAAGATGCAGCAAATACAACTATTCATGTACCAAGATTGATACCAAGTGGCATTTTTAAAATGGCAGTATCTAACAACCAAGATATTCTTGTTTTGCTTGGTACAGAGAATCCAAACAAGCTATATATAAACAGATGGTTATATGGAGAAGGATTTAGTAAAGCTTTAAATGCTTGGTTTACTTATACCTTAAATAGCAATAGGTCTATTTTAAATATTGATTTTATTGGTACTGATTTAATAATGGTTATAGAAGAAGCTAATGGTGTGACCCTAGAAAAGATACCATTTGAGACAAACTTTAGAGAAGCTAACGCAGACTTTGAATATCATTTAGATCATAAAGTAACTGAAGCAACTACTGGTGTATCAGTATCTTATAGCTCTGGTACTGGTCTATCTACCTTTACAGTTCCTTATAGGCTAAGAGCCAATATGAATATAGTTGGCAGATATCTAGCAAGCGGAGAGACAAGTACATTTGTAAATGCTCAAGGCAATACAAAAACTCTTGTGTCAGGGCAAGCACTTACGACTACTAATGCTACTAATGGTTCTACTTCTACCATTACTGCTACAGGAGACTTTAGAAATAGTAAATTTATTATTGGTGAACCTTATGAAATGCACTATAGATTTAGTCAACAAAGACTAACTCAAGGTGGTGGAGGTGCTACTGAACTTATAAGTGGTCGATTACAAATACATCATTTTTATATTAAGTATGAAGATTCTGGTTTCTTTCAAGTAGAAGTAACACCTGAGAATAGAGATACATCCCTACATAAATTTACTGGTCGTTTGCTTGGTGCTGCTTCTGCTTCTATTGGTCAGATTAATTTAGACACAGGAACTTTTAAAGTACCTATTATGAGCAAATCAGATAGAGTAGATATAGATGTCAAGAACAATACGTTCTTGCCTACTTTATTAGCTAGTGCAGAATATGAAGGAGTATTCCACATGAGGAGTAGAAGAATGTAATGGGATATTTAAGAAAATCAAAGCTATCAGATCTTAATTATGTATGTCAAAACATGAGACAAATGGATAGGTTAGAAGGTTTGTATCAAACAGGTAAAGACCCAGAAGAATCTTTACGCTTGTCTTATTTATTTGGTGAGAGAGTTTTAACAATAGCTGGTGACGAAGATCAACCAATGGGGTTATGTGGAGTAGTAAAAGATGGTTGTATATGGATGATATGTACAGATGAATTGTTTTCTAATAAAAAATATAAAATACAACTTATAAGAAAAGGTCGAGAATGGGTAGATAGTTTGTTGAAATCTTATAAAGTCCTATATAATTTTGTATATGCAGAGAATGATTCTGCTATAAAGTGGTTAGAAGCACTTGGTTTTGTTTTTATAAAGTATCACGCAAAGTATGGACAACATGAAAAACCATTCTATGAATTTCTGAGGATTGCCTAAATGTGTTCAATTCCAGCAGCTATTAGTGGAGGTTTATCTGCATTTCAAGGTCTTGCCATGCAAGGTGCTGCAAAAGATAAAGCCAAACAAACTTATCAACAAGAAGTAGAAGGTACACAATCTGCTGAAGATAACAAAAGAAATAAACAATTAGCTTTATCTGAAGGTAAACAAGAAAAAACTGTAGCTGCTAGACAAGATCAATTTGCTAAAAGAATTGATACTTTAAGAGCTACTTCTGCTTTATTAGCATCAGGACAGGTTGGCAATACCACAAATTTATTAGTAATGGACGAAATAAGACAAGGTGCAAACGTCAATGAAAAGGTAAGACAAAGCATTGAATCTATGGACAGACAATATTTGTTTGATATAAAATCAACTGAAGCAGAAAAACAAGGTATTGTGAATAGATTAAGAAGTAATACTATTAATGCTTATAATGCAATACCTTCAACAGCTTCAATTCTTTTAGGTGCTGTTTCAAGTTCTTTTAATACTGAACTTGGTCGAGGAGAAGCAGGAGCTTTTGGTTAATTATGTCATCAAGTTTTCAAAGCACATCAGGCGAAAGTTTTAGAACACCAGTTAATACTTTTGTGCAACCTGTTACTGCTACACGAAAAAGTAGTATGGCAGATGTAGCAGAAATTTTATCAGTTGTTAATCCAGTATTAACAAAATATGTAGTAAAAAAAGACGATCAAAGAAATGAAAGAAAATTGGTAGAAGGTCAAGAATTTATATTGCAAGCAGATGATGAAGAATTAAAAAATGCAATGAAAACAATAAATGAAAGAGAAGGTAGTAGAGCTAAAAAAGATTTTTTAGGTAATAATAAATTTTTTCAGATAGGTGCAGAAAGGCAAATAGCAATTAACTTAGGTAATGCTGCGGAATTAAACACAGAAAAGTTTTTTAAAAATCATATAGTTGAAGTGCCAAATAAATCTGGTGGTGTTAATTATGTACCTTTATCAGAATTTGATGTAAACTCTGCTGTTTTTGATAAAGCACTAGCAGATTTTAATAGAACTTCATTAATAAATACAAAGGGAATAAGACCATCAATTTTAAATAAATTTTTCTTACCAAAACAAAATGCAGCTTTAGCAAAAGTCTTTGATAGACAAGTTAGCAAATCAGCAGATAAAAATATTGCTAAATATGCAAGCATACTTTCATCAACTTCTTTACAAAATTTTCGTAATATAAAAAAATACGATAAAAATATAGAATTAAATATTATTGATAATGATGGATTTATAACTGGTTATGATCATGCTGTAAATTTAACGCAAGAAGATATAAATTATGCTGTTAAATTAGGTTTATCAGGAGTTGTTTCGCCTACAGCTTTAGTAGAAACAATTAAAAACAATGCTTACACAATATTGAATGAGTTTGAAGAAGGTAATATATCTTGGGTTGAAGCACAAGAAGAGTTAGATGATTATATAGATTTTATGAGTGATCTCAAGGTAGGACCAAAAGGTAGAACTAAAGAAGGAGTAGAGGTACAAAAAACATTAGGAGAATTTTTAGAAAAAGATGATTCAATTTTAAATTTAAAAAAAGATATATACAAACAAATTAATGATTTAAATAAAGAAGAATCAGATCTCATTGAAGCAGATAAAAAAAAGGATATACAAGAAACTTTTAAGACTATTAATTATTCAATCTCTCCTTCTGACAAGGATTATTCTAAAGTATTAAAACAAAATGTTGCTACTCTTAAAAATTTAACTAAAAGATATCCAAACCTTAGAAAGTATATTGTTGAAGAATATAATTTAAGAAATGATAATATAGATCTTTGGTGGGATAGATTTACAAGAGACTATAACAATGGCAAATTTGGAGATAGAGATAATGCAATAACAAAAATAAATAGTTTTATGGCTGTGTTAGGTTCAACTGCAAGTAACGAAGACAGGAAAAGATATGACAAAGCCTTAACTTTAATTAACAAAGAAAACCCACAAGGAGTATTTGCTAGTCATCCTCAATTTAAAACAACTCTTACACAAGTAAAAGAAGCTTTAAGAGAAGATAATAATTCTGGATATACAGTCGTTAAGTTTAGCTATATAAATGCTTATAATGATTTGTCAAATAGATATAGAAATAAAATTGATGATTGGGCTGTAAAAGATTATCCAAATGAAAATGCAAAAGAAGAAGCAAAAAATCTAATTCTTAATTTTCTAAAAGAAGAAGGATTAAAAATAGTAAATGGTGAGTATCAATTTGAAGATAAGTTGCTTGAAGAATTTTATAAGAGAGCAAATCAACCAAGGAAAACTTCACAAAAATTAAAAGATCTTAAAGGGTTAGCAGAAGGTGGACCTGTTAAAAAAGATGAGCCTGTAATTGTAGGTGAAGAAGGACCAGAATTAATCGTACCTAAAACTGATGGTTTAGTTATACCTAATGACGTTTTAGAAAATACAACACAAATAGTAAATGACGTTGTTCAATCAATGAATGGTGTTGAAGAAGAGCCAGAACAAATAACTATTGTAGGAAAAGAAGAAACAAATGGTATAAAAAGATTTGAAGCTAACTTCCCAATTTTTTACAAATTAGCAAAAGAAGCAGGTCATAAATTTCCAGAGATAACAGCAGCACAAGTTATGTTAGAAACAAGTAATGGTGCTGATCCTTCTGCTGTAAATAATTTTCTAGGTCTAAAAGCAACAACAAGCGAAACAGAAAGAGGAGAGTCAACTTTACAGAACACTACAGAAAATGAGGGTGATAAAGTTATTTCTATTCAAGATAATTTTAAAAACTTTGAAAGTTTGCCAGATATGATGAGTCAATACAAAACAGAATGGAATGATGACTTTATGGATAGAAAAGGTATTGTTAATGTAAATACTGCTGAAGAAGCAGCTAAGTTGCTACAAGCAAATGTGTATGCAACTGATCCTGATTATGCTACAAAGCTTATGCAAATAATCAAAGACGCAAAACGTAATCCTCCATTATTCTAAAGATGACAAGTTCTACTCCAAACATAGGTTTTGAAGAAGAAAAGCCTACTGAAAATATAGGTCTTGGTCAAGAGTCTTCTACTGAAGATATAGAATTTACTGAAGAACCTATTACTGATATAGGATTTGGTGATGTTACCAATACTGACAGATCAAAAATAAATCAACAAGAAGAACAACCAAGCGTTGAATTTACTAATAATTTTGACAATAAAAAAATATTTAGCAGCAACAAGAGTTGGTTAGATTGGGATACAGAATATGATTTTAGTGATTACACAAATACTTTTTTACAAGATGGTGAAGAACCATTTGATTTATATGCAGAACCAAATGATAAGACAAGAAACATTTTTAATAAAACAATAGACTTTTCAAGTGGAGAAGATACAGTACCAAATCTTGAATCACGTTTAAAGTTTTTAAGTGTTTATGATTTTATAAAAGGTAATCAATTTACTAACTTAGGTTTTAATAACAAACCAATTAAAGGTTTAAGAGATAGAAAGCAGTTTTTTAACTTAATAAAAAAAGAAACAGGATTTACAGGCGAAGATTTTTTAGGAAACAAAATACCTAGAGAAGATGTAGAGAGTGAAGAGTTCCAAAATGGTCTTGCAAATGTGATGAAACATTATGAAGACAAAGGTTTTACTATCAATATGCTTGAAGCTGATGACGAGTCGCAACTAAATAAATTAGCAAAAGGTATGGGTATAGAAATAGGTGTAGGTATGACAGCAGATTATGTTTTTAGTCCGTTGTTATTTGGTAAAGGCAAATGGGCTAAAGCTGTATATGCTCTTGGTCAATGGGCTGTAGGTTATTTTGCAAATGTAGAAGCACAAAAACAAAGAATAAAAGAAGAAGATAGAGTAAATTTTAAACCTAACAACAATGAAGCTTTTGCTGCTGGTTTTACACAAATCATTCCTTTTGGTGTGACAATGAAAGGTTGGAAAGGTGTTGCTGCGTCAGGTGCTTATGGTGGTACTATTGCTACTACTGAAACTTTTTTAAGAGACATACTTGGAGATGATGTAACTTTAGACGAATACTATGCTTCATTTGGACTTGGTACTGCTTTTGGTACAGGTTTAAAAGGTTCTATTGAAGGTTTAGATAAAATATTTACTAAGTATAAAAATTTTAGATACGACAATTTAAACAACATATTTACTTTAAATAAAAAAGATGTACAAGTTGTAGAAAAAGCAGCAGAAAATATAAATAAAGCAACGAAAGTTTTAAAGAATGATATACAAAGTAAAGGAGAAGACTACAACAATATTGGTGAAAAGTTAAAAAACGAAGGGTCTGGTACAAGTAGTCAAACAAATACAAAACCTATAGATGGTTCTGTCAGAACATATATAATGCCTAATCAATTTAAAAATACAAAGCCTAACTATGGAGATGCACCAATAGTTTTTCAATCTGATTTTGATAAGATGTCTTGGTATCTAAGATACAAAAAAACAAAACCACCAAAGTATGCAGATAAAATTTTAGAAAGTTTTATTACTCAAGGTTTTACCGAACAAGAAATAAGACAACATGGAACTAACATACATGAAAAAATAAAACAGATAGTTATTGATAAAACAGGTAACGCAAAAGCAGGTCAAGGTAACACAGTAGGACTAACAATAGAAGTACCTGCTGATGCTAAGTACTCTCAAGAAGTGCAAACAAGTATTACTGGCAAGAAACAAAACTTAGGAGATCTTACAAAAAATCCTCAATCAGTTAAATTTATTAAAGAATTTAAACCAAGACAGCAAGAGTTAGTAGAAGCAATAATTAGACAGTTAAAAGATGAAAATGTTTTTGTAGGTTCTAAGAGTCAAGTACAGACAAGACTTGAAGGTTTAGGTATGTTTAATAAAGGAGTTGTTTCATTAGCTAATACAAGTGCGATAAAAGAATATGCAGAAATGTATGCAAAACTTTATAACTTAGTTCCTAGTGATTCTTTAAACTTTGCAGTTGCACAAGTTATAACACTAGCAACGGAGAACGTAGCTAATAAGAACCAAATAATGATGGATCTTATTAAAACCAAAGATTCTGCAAAGATACAAAAAAGTATTGATGACCTATTTGAATCACTAACAGATGTAGAAGAATGGTTAACACTAGGTCTGCCACTAAGAACACAAGCAGGTAGAACTGTTAAGTCTTTTGGTATGAAGCCAGAGCAAGGTATAGAAGGTAAGACAGTTGAAGAAATTACAGGTATGACACCTGCTGAGAAAGCTGCTGCTACTGCTAAAGTACCTGAGTTACAAATAGATATTGATGATGCAATATCAAGAAATCAATTATTAAAAACTAGACTTACAGAAGCTTTAGAAGAAGCTACAAAAACAGGAGATTATTCAAAGTTAAATCAAGCAGCAGTTACTTTAAAAGCAGCAAGTGGTGATCCTAGAAAACTTGTTGCAATACAAAATCAAGATGCTATATCTACTTCACTTATAAAAGGATTAGACAAAGGTGCAAGAATTTTAAATGAGATTGGTATTAACGCTGTTTTGTCTGGTCCTAATACACAAGCAATAAACTTATATTCTGGTGCAATGATGACATTTATGAAAGCAATGAATAATTTTGCAGGTGCTAGTAGTGTTACCGAATTAAGGGCAGCCCAACAATATATGTCTTATTTATTTTATAACTTAGATTTTGGTGTACAAGCTTGGAAAAGATCATGGGATATGGAAGACAACTTTATAAATGTTGGAAGTATAAAAGGAGATACAGGTCAACGATTTATTATATCTTCGGATTCTAGTTTCTGGCCCTTAAGAGCTTATGACGAATTTGGAAGGGTTATAAGATTACCTAGTAGGTTGATGACAGCAAATGACGCTTTAGTACAAGCACCTAATATTATTGCTGCTACTGCGTTTGAAGCTTTCTATGAAGGTATTGGTAGAAATTTAGAAGGAGAAGATTTAACAAAATATATAAAAGGAACTGTAGATGGTGTTATATCTTATTTATTAAAAGGGCAAGAAGGACAGCTAGGAAGAATAGAAGATGGAGTCCTTCAACCAACTGACGCAGTAATACAAAGAATACTTACAAGAGCAAAAAATGTTGGCAAGACTATTACCTTTACTCAAGACATAAGAACAGATAGTTATTTTGGTCAAGGTGCAAAGTTTATAAATGATGCAGCTATAAACAATCCAGCAGTTAGATTTTATTTTAAATTTACAAGAACTCCAACTAATATGTTTTTAGAAACTGCAAGATACTTGCCAATAGTAAATTTACCAATACAAGTTACATTACCAAATGGAAAGAGAGTAAACATAAATGTAGTAAACCAAGCACTTCTACCTGATATGGTTGCTGACTTGAATAGTCCAGACCCTTATGTACGTCAACAAGCAAATGGTCAAATAAGAATGGGTGCTGCACTTGGCACTTTAATGTTATTTATGACTAATAAACAATTTGAAGATGGAGATGACGAATATAAAAAAGAGTTTTTAACAGGTGGTGGTCCTAATTTTTATACAAAAGAAGGTGCTTCACAATGGATTTCTATGTATAAAAATGGTTGGCGACCTTATAGTAAAGCTGTTTTACAGTATGACGAGAATGGCGATCCTAAATTAAAAAATGGTAAGCCTGTATATATTTATAAGAGTCTTGAATTTATACCTGATCCACTAGCTTCTTTAGTAAGAACTTGGTTAGATTTTGCAGAAATGCAACCTTGGTTATACGAAGGCGAACTTGATGCTCAAGGAGTAGCAGAATATGTAGGAACTTGGTTTGCTTTTGTTGGTCGTAATATGTTTGGTAAAACATACACAAGTCAAATATCAGAGTTATTGAAAATACTTTCAGCAGGTGGACGAATAAGTGAACAAGGTATAGATGAAGGTTTAAAATATCAAGACAAAAAATTTCTAGATTATATTGGTAGGCAAGTATCTGTTAACTTCCCATATTCAAGTTTGTTTAAAAAACTTGCAAGAGTACCTGCTGCTATAAAAGAAACAATGGGATTTTCTGAAGAAGATGCTAAAGCCTTGTTTGAATCAACAGACGACCCTACACAATTAAGAAAATTTATAAAACGTGATTCAAAGACATATTCAGGAGATGGTGCTAATGAAAGCTTGCCATATAGTGACGAAGATTTTAATAAAGCAAATTTTATAATTCAAGCTCTTGAAAATACAGTAGATAAAATGTTTAAAGAAATCGTACCTTTAAATGCAGGGGGTAAATTACCTTCACAAGTAGAACATATAACTAATAATGTTGTAACTTATC